TCAAAGTTAGTAGGTTTTCCATCCAAAGCAAAAAGTTCTTTGAAATGAACAATATAGTAACGACCTTGTTTATGGAGAATATGACATGATTGATACAGTGTCATATCTTTGCGTGATGCAATACCGATACGAGTAAGAGTTTCTCGTATTTTCAAAAAGTCATCGTCTTGTTTTAGTTTTATTTCTACAATAGAATTTAGATCAACTGCCATTCATCCCACCCTCAAATCTCTTGTCTCTCAATTGTTTTAATTTTTCTTCTGTGAAGAGAGATAGTACTTGCTTCGCCTTTTCATAACTATAGCCATAATGACTCATGATTATGTCAAGGTTCTCATCCTGCTCCTTTTTGAACCATTTACTAAATCTTTTTCGTTTGCGTATACTATTTAGGAAAAACTCAAACTGGAGCTTGTTGTCGCATTGGTGGCGGATGTTCATTTCATTAGCAAAAAGAATAGTATCTGTAAAATAAGATAAACCTCTGTTTATCATATACGGAGGATACAACTTTTCTGCTAGTTCTGGATTATCAGATTCTTCTATAATGTCTTCTTTCGTATAGTTTATAGCATTAAGATAATCGAATGGCTTCATTTTGAAAACTCACAGTCAGTCATTATCTCTGTAAAGCATGCTACCATATTAATTTCATGGTCAGCTACAAACGCTGCTTTATGTTGATAGTCTGCAAGTAGCAAAACTAATTGAGGTACAGATCTTGCTTCAAGATATGTTGATGCAGTATCGTATAACTTTCTGAACAGTGCAGTAGTATCAATGTCATTGTTCTGAGCTACCCATTTTCTCATCTCTGTGAAGCTTTTAGCTTTAAGATGCTCAACAAGCTCTTTAATACTACCATCGCCGTTCTCTGCAAGCAGACCGCTATCAATACTTCCTGTAGCACTATAACGTTGCAGCTCATTTAGTACTCTTCTCCAATCAGGAAAATGCTTTGTAATAAGCTCTGCTACTACCTTCTTATCAAAGTCTACATCCTCATGAACGAGAATACCATTGACACGATTTAAGAATTGAGAAGCAAGTTTCATCTTCTCATCTTTCGGAATATTAAAGTCCACAACACTGCATCGAGAGTGTAACGGATCGATGATACGATTCTTAAAGTTACAAGTAAGAATAAAGCCGCAGTTATTGCTAAACTCTTCCATAAAGTTGCGAAGAGCAGGCTGAGTAGAGTTAGGATTAAGGTAGTCGGCTTCGTCTAGTATAACATACTTGCGACCACCGGTAAAGGAAACTGTAGACGCAAACTGCATAATCTCATTACGCAGAGTATCAATATTACCATTCATACTACCGTTAATAACTATATAGTCCGCATTTACTTCTTCAAGCATAGCGCGAGCTACAGTAGTTTTTCCAACCCCGGGGCTCCCGGTTAGTAGTAGGTTTGGAATATTCTTCTTATTTACAAACTCTTGAAAGACTACTTTAAGATTAGTTGGTAAAATACACTCACTGATTCGCTTAGGTCGATATTTTTCGACCCATAAAAATTCTGACATAATATAAATCTCACATTATCCATCATATGTAGAGGATGCTTCATTCACAATTGTATAGGTTAGAGTACCTTCAACAGCTTTAAATTGAGTAATCTTCTTACTGCTGATTGATACGTTATATCCACCCATCATCATTTTAATATTTTCAACTTTGAAGATCATTTTAAAAGTTTTATTAGTCTTACCAACTTCATAACGGAACGAGTTACTTGTACTATTTTTATTATTGATAGCTTCAATAGTAATATTAGTACCGTCGCCTACAATAGCAATCTCTGGTAACTGCAATACATTCGCAGCTTGCATAACACCTTTAACTACTTTATCAGTAACAGCAAACGTTTCTACCACATCTGGAAGTACAAACGACTTCTCTGGAGGCATGGTTCTAATAGTAGCTTTATCAGCATAGAAGTAATTACTACTCGCACCCTGACCGCCGCTGATACGAACAAAGGTAGTATCAAAGTCTAAATCAGGCTCTTCAAAAAGACTTACTACGCCTAAAAACTGATTAAGATCATAGATGCCGAAGTCACGAGGAAACATCTCCTGTACCTCAACCTCAGCCATTACAGATTTCATTTCAGATATAGTACGCAACACATTCCCTTGCGTTACGTACAGAGACTGATTAATCGACGAAAAGTTCTTTAAAATAGAAAACGTCTTAGGAGTTAACTTCATAATATAAATCTCACTTATTTTTTCTTCTTAGCACCTTTGAAGTCGCTACCGACGGTAGCGCTAGCACCGACCTGTGCAAGATCAGCAAGACTTCCACTAAACATATAAGAGCCCATATGAGTCATTTTCATCCACGGGCACATCCATACTTTAATACCAGCTTTACGAGCCCATTGGCAGAACATGTAATCTTCGGACAAATAACGCTTCGTTTCAGGATCAATAACGCAATCAAAGTATGCCATAATTTCTCGAGAGCCGTCGAAATGAGCTGTACGAATATGATCTGGCTTGTACATAAATTCAGGATAAGCTTCTGCATATCTTTCAAATGCACTACGTTGAATCATCATAAAACCAGTACCACCCTCAAGTACTTCAGTAGGTGTATCAATTCGAATATCACCACTACCTTGAACGGGATTAAATACGTAATCACCAACATATTTTTCTAGCACACCAGGGTCTTCGTCAGCAAAGCCTTTATCTACAGCGCGCTTAATCTTTTCCCATGCAATAGCTTTTTTAGGATACGGACCACAAACAATGTCCTTATCTGTACCAGGTTCAGCAATAGCAGCTAATGCCAGTACATCTGTAGGATCAAAGCCAATATCACTATCAATAAACATTAAATGAGTAAAATCAGAGCGCATAAACTCATCAACAAGATAGTTACGAGCACGAGTAATTAACGACTCATTAAACAAGTAAAAGAATCCTATCTGTACACCATAGTTACGTGCTAATGCAGAAAGATCAGTACAAGACTTAGTATAGATACCAGCACACTGACCACCATACATTGGTGTACAAATCATTATCTTTCTTTTCTTCAACTCTTCCGAGTTAATCTGAATCTCAACTTGAGCCATTATTTGTCTCCATCATCTAGTTTACAATTGCTAAAGTCTGCTGTATACCACTTCGCTTGAGCTTCAGGAGACTTATCTTTCTGCCATTTTTTAGTTTCAGGACTATATGCGCCAACTCGTGAACTAATCTCTTTGATTACCTCATCCATGACTTTATCACCATGATAACCATACTTGGCTATTTCACCATAAGCAAAGACGATGATATCGGCCATAGCATCGATGCGACCATCGTCGTCCTTAGCTTCGAGAAACTCTCCAAGCTCTTCTACAATCATAGCAAGAAAGCCATTGCGATCTGGCTCCTGGAAAGTGATCAGACGTTCGTCTGACCACTCCTTAATACGCTCAAAGTTTGTGCTCATCAAGCAACCTCATTATATTCAGCAAGCACTTTTTCTGCATGCTGTCGTGCAGTATCGTAAGGTACTGGTCCAGTTTCATCAGCATATGCAACAGGGTCTGGGCGACCAAGTTTAATAAACGCTTCAATACGTTCTACTGAAGATGAGCTCTTATAATCAGAATACCAAACACCGTTTACCTGAAGAGGTTTATATGATGTATTAGTACGACTATACACTTCATCAAACTCAAGACCGAGCTCTACACAAAGAGCTGTACCATCTGTAAGAATATCAAACTTATCCCCATACAAGTAAGGAGTAAAGTAAGTTACTTTTTCTGCATCCCAGTTACCAATACGGAATGCTTGATCATCTGCATCACGGAACTCTTGACGACAATCAGGATAGATTGCATGGTCACCAGCGTGAATACCAAGAGCTATAGCAGTTTCTTCATCTGTCTTTTTAACAACAGATAGAGCTACTGCTTGAACAATAGATGCAAAGATCTTATTGCGATTAGGTACTACAGTTTGCTTCATATTGTCTTCTGCGTAATGACCTTCTGGTACATCGTCACCACCAGATACCAAAGCAGAAGAAAGCAGTTCAGTAATACCATCAAGCTTAATTACTTGATAGGTAATATTATGGCCTTTACTTGCCAAATAATCAACTAATTGTTTAGCTCGCTCAAGCTCACATACATGCTTTTGACCGTAGTTCATAGAGATAGCAGTTACATTTTCTGCACCTACTTCTTTAATACAGCGTAGTAAGAGAGTTGAGGAGTCCATACCTCCGGAAAGAGAAACAACAATATTTTTCATTTTAACACCTTTATATAGAAAGCAGTGTGATCTTTAGAGTGGTTAGCTTTCATAAACCACTATTGTCTTGCAGTCTTGGTACAGAAGTTCATCACATCTACTATACCACCGCCATACTTGTAAAGTGTAT